AAAAGGTGGCACAAGAGGTTCGGGAAATACTGAAACGGATGGTCATGTTGCATATGGAATGTGGGCGATACCAAAAGTAGGTGCTAATGTTATGGTTATGTGTTTAGACGGTAATCCTACTAATAGAGTGTGGATTGGTTGCATGTATGACCAGTATTTACCTCATACTCTACCGCATGGTCGTTTTACAGGTGAAACTTTTGAAGGCCCACTTGCTAGTAATGAAGCTAAAGTAGAACCGTTATATTCAAACACAGACGTTCAATTTAACAATGGTAAATTAAGAAAAGAAACCAGTAAAGAATATAAAACTCGCGGTGCAGATTCACAAAACACAGCAGTTGATAATTTAAGAACTCAAGGTGCTGGAACTATTAATAATGTTGCTGACGATATTACACCAGAAACAGTTACTAAACGTGGGTATTCTCGTAGTAGACAACAACCAGAAATTCAAATTGAAGGTAAAGAGAATAACGATTCTCAAGGTTACAGTATTACTACACCGGGGTTTCATTCATTCGCAATGGATGATTCTCAAAAAAATTGCAGGATACGTTGTCGCACAACTTCTGGTCATCAAATCATATTAGATGATACTAATGAACGAATTTATATATCAACAGCCAAAGGTGAAAATTGGATAGAGTTAGACCAAGCTGGAAACATTGATATGTTCACTTCTGGCAATTTTTCGATTCACGCTGAAAAAGATATAAACTTTACCGCAAATGAAAAGATAAGAATGTATGCTAGGGATGGTATACACATGAAGTCTGAAGCTGAAATTAAATTACATTCAGAAGACGAATTACATATCAAATCAGATAATGATATTAATGTTTTCACTGATATGAATATGAGAATACACACCGGATTAGCTTATCATTTACAAGCTGATACCAACATTTTAGAACACGCATTAGTAGATGTTGTTATAAATGGTAGTTTGATATACACAATGAGTACTGGCCCAACTTTTATTAACGGTGCTACAGTTGACTTAAATAAAAGTGGGTCATTGGCTAACATAGTTACTGACCGCGACCCATCTTTAAGTATACCATTCACTGAATATGCACACATACCATCTAAAGTTCCTGAACATGAACCGTGGGGTAGAATTGCTACGAAAGAAGGTTTACCAACTAACGATTCATTATTTGAATCTAACTTCCTAAAAGGTTTAGGTGGTTCTGGTGGTATTTTAGCAATTAATTTGGAATATGATTACGAAAGTGGAAGCGTTGGGAAAGTTGAACGAGGGTTAGACTTAGCTAAACGTGGGGATGATTGGAGAAGATAATGGCAATATATAAAGGATTTGCAACAGTAAACTACATTAACAATAGTTCTTTTGCTTTAACAGATTTAGATTTAGTAAAGCAAGACATACTATCACACATTTGGACAACAAAAGGTGAGCGCGTAATGATGCCTAATTTTGGCACAACATTACAAGATATACTTTTTGAACCGTTAGATAATTCAACTGTTAACACAGTTAGAGAAGAATTACAAGCAGTCATCGACCTAGACCCTAGGGTTCAATTATTGAATTTAGATGTTCAAGCAGTACAATCAAGTAGTTCAATTTTAGCTATCATAAATTTATTATTCATCGAATTAGATATTGTGGATTCGATAAACCTTAACATAACGTTTGAAGATTTATAAAAAATTTTGTGCAAGGTCTATAAATATTGGTAGTAGAATTAACAATTAATGTTGATGTGATTTCCAACACATTCTGCGGCACAAAAATGGAATTAAAAATAAAAATTAAAACATTATAAGGACATATCATGGCATCATTAGTAAGCCCCGGTGTATCGGTAACGATAACAGATGAAAGTTTTTTCATCCCTGTAGCAGCGGCTACAGTTCCATTATTTTTCATTACAACAGAAGATGAAAAGCTCCAGACTGACGGTATCACACCAGCAGCAGGAACATTCGAGTATGATGTAATTCGTACTATCACATCAAGAAAACAGTCTTTAGACTTGTATGGTTTACCGAACTTCTTAGAAGATACTTCTGGTAATCAATTTCATGGTGATGCTAGAAATGAATACGGCCTATTCGCTTTAAACAATTATTTAGGTGTTGGTGACAGAGCATTCGTAGTAAGAGCTAACGTAAATCTTAACGATGATTTATTAGACGTTAGAGCTATGTGGAATGCGAAAGTACAAGAAACAGCAATCCTATTAGAAAATTTAGCACAAGAATTTATCAATGAATTTAACGTCACTAACGGTTTCATACCTGGTGATGGTAGTTCAGGTTTTCAAGACGTTAATTATTTAAACCCAATTGTAGGTGGTGATTTAACTACAGTTGCAGCAGGAACATACGATTTTCAAATCAATGTTGACGCTGGCGGTTTTGTAGTTGTTAATATCGTTTTAGTAGGTGGTGAAACTTACGATGATGTTATCAACCTTATCAATTTAGCTCTCGTAGGTTCAAGTGTATCAATTGCGGTAGGTAATTTAAGATTTTCTGCAAACTCAACGGGCGCGACCTCAACACTTTTAGTAACTAGCGGTACAGTTAACGATTTATTCGTAGCATTACCTAACTTAGTAGCAATTGAGCCAGCGGTATCAGGTGCAGCACTTTTCAAAGAAACTGTAACGGGTTCTGAAATAATATCATTAGCTGATGAATCTTCAACAGATTTATTCAACTCTTTCTCTTTCTCAACTTTGAAAGACGAATTTTATGATGATGTTACAACAGCACCATTAGACGTTTTCGCAAACGGTTATGACCAACCAGCAACAGGACAATATTTAGGCTTTAACGGTAACGTCGCTGATTGGGTAGCAAACTTATTAGGTTCTTTCGTTTTAGACGAATTTTTACCATCGGAAGGTGGAAACCTTTTCATTGCAACCGCTGATGATTTCCAATATACAAAAGATTTCAAAAATGGTATCAGTTTAGGTGCTAATGATGCAGCTAGACGTGTAGCTATTACAACAGCACTTCAAGCAACTATCAACAGTAACGAAGGTATCCGTTCAGAAAATTTTGAATTTAACTTAATTTTATGTCCTGGTTATCACGAAGTTGTGGATGAAATGATTGCACTTTCTGTAGATATTATGGAAGAAGCTTTCGTAATTGCTGACACACCACTTAATATGAACGCAAGTGAAGTTGTTGCATGGTCTAACACAACAGGTCGTCAAACTTCAGCTCATGTGGCTTATTACTATCCACATCAATTAGCATCAAATTTAGATGGTAAAGATGTTTTCGTTCCAGCTTCAAGCACAGCTATCAGAACTTATACTTTCTCTGATGATGCAAGTGAATTATGGTTTGCACCAGCAGGTACAAGACGTGGTTTAGTTACTGCCGTTTCTGATATTGGTTATGTTTCTGGTCAATTAGGTAGTGCTACTACTTTTGAACAGTTACACCTTAATCAGGGGCAACGTGATGATTTATATAAATATTTCACAAACATCAACCCAATCGTTTTCTTCCCTGGACGTGGTATCATAGTGTGGGGTCAAAAAACTTCTGCTCCTGACGCTTCTGCAATGGATAGAGTGAACGTTTCACGTTTAATGAAATACATCAAACGTCAATTGCGTAAAAACACTTTATCATTCGTGTTTGAACCTAACGACCAAATTACAAGAGACAACCTTAAATCATTGGTTGATAATTTCTTAGGTGATTTAATCGTTAAACGTGGTTTGTATGATGCTGTTACAGTTTGTGACGAATCTAATAACACACCAGACCGTATTGACCGTAACGAATTATACATTGATGTGGCATTAAAACCAGTCAAGGCGGCGGAATTTATTTATATACCAATTCGCATTGTTAACACTGGAACTGATATATAACAATTTATTATATATCACACTTAAAGTAATACATTAGATTTTTACAACTTTAAGTGTTTGACAAAAAACCTACCCTGATATATAATCACGGTAGGTTTTTTTACGAATAACGATATGTATTCAAAAGATTTATTAGATTTAATCAACGACAAAACAGTTAAGCGTCCTAGTTCAAAATGTAAAGAAGGAACATACTTAGGAACCCTTCTCAGGGTTGAAACTGATTTTATAGACAATGACCCTAAGTTAGCGGTTAGATTGTGGTATATACAAAATGATGTTAATGAGCAAGTTAAATGTCCACATTGTTCTAAACCAACAAACATTATCATTAACAAAGATGGTGCTAGAATTCAGTTTTGTTCATTGGTATGTCGTTCAGCCAGCAAGGATGAAGCAGGTTTAACTTTAGCTAAACGAAATGGACTTAAACAATCTGTAACTAAAAAAACCATAAACCAAGTAACAGGGACATCTATCGCACAGGATGCTACGGCAAAAGCTGCGAAAACCATGAAAATTAAAAACATTGATGGAACGACAATATACGACAAATCTGCGCAGAAACAATCGGTAACGAAGCAAAAAGGCAATTATCCAGCTTGGAATAAAGGCGTTCAACACACACAAAAATTCAAAGACCATTTGTCTTATATACGAACAGAGCTATATGCTTCGGGCGAACTTGTTCATTGGAACACAGGGAACGAAACTTCTCATGAAACTAGAAACAAAATTCGTCAAACTTTACTAGACCAAGAACTATCTATGTCCGACGAAAGTAAAGCGTTAAGAGCTAAAACAATGAAAACGCTGGTAGATAATGGTTGGGTATATCCTAGTCAAAGGCCAGGATTAATAAAGGCGAAACAAGATTTAGCCTTTAAAAAATATAATAGGTTATCAAAAAACCAAACACACATATCAGATGATGCTTATAGTAAATTAACAAACAAAGATTGGTTATATAATGAGCATGTGGTGTTAGAAAAAACCTTAACAGAAATATCTAATGATTTGGGTGTCAATGGAACTACGCTAGGTAGACACTTACATAATTTTGGTATAGAAACACACAATTTTCAACAGTCTATGGCTGAAAAGGAACTGTTTAACTTCGTTAAATCTATTATCTCCTGTAAAGTCGTAGCTAATACACGCTCTATTATATCACCTAAAGAGTTAGACATTTACATACCATCTAAAAGTATAGCAATTGAATACTGTGGTTTGTTTTGGCACAATTCTTTAATATTAGGGAACACTTATCACGCAGATAAGCTTAAAATGTGCATCAACCAGAATATAACCCTAATAACAATTTTCGAAGATGAATGGGTTAACAACCGAAACATAGTAGAGGGAAAGTTGAAGTCTTTGTTAGGTTGTGACGATAGAAGTGTTATATATGCTAGAAAATGTATAATAGATACAGTTAAGAAATCAGACAAAAAAGAATTTTACACAGTTAATCATATACAAGGTAATACTAACAGTTCAATAGATTTAGGACTGTTTTATGATGGAATACTAGTAGCGTGTGCGTCGTTCGCTATCAAAGGTGATGGTGTTTACGAATTGGTCAGATACGCCACTTCACAGCGCATAACTGGCGGTTTATCTAAGCTTTTAAAAAACTTCATAAAATTACACCAACCATCTGAAATTATATCATTTGCTGATTTGCGGTGGAGTGTAGGCGATATGTATTATAAAAGTGGGTGGGAATTAGAAAAGATAATCCCACCAGATTATAGTTACATTTTTGGACAAACAAGAAGTCATAAATTTAATTTCAGACATACTAGCGGATTGAAATATTTACCTAAGTACGATTCGAAATTGTCAGAAAGTGAAAATATGTTAGCGCATAACATTCACAAGATTTATGATTGCGGAAAGATGAAATTCATCTACCGTCGTCATAATAGCTAAGGGATTCTTTAGCGGCTTCTTCTGGATTAATAACTGGGTCATCATCATAATGGGTGTCTACATGAGCATTGTAATCATCTAATGCCATATTATATGTTAAATCGTGCGCAACCATGTATGACAGATAACGATGCTTAAATTGTGCGCTTTTCATATCACACACCTCAGAATAACTTGATTTAGACCAATCTAAGGCATCGTACTCACCAGTAAACACTTTCCAAGCTATTCGTAGTCGTTTTACTAGATAACGTAGCCCAGAAGGGTTGTATGGACGCGCTGGTATCCATTGTCCGGTAATGGGGTGTTGTTGGTCAGTTTCCCATTCAGTGAATACGACGGGTGCGTATACTTTAGGTGTCTGTTTCATTTCTTCCTATAACCTTATCTTCTTCAGGAAAATCTTCTGCCGTTAATGGGCGAAACATATCTTTAGATGTTTTGGTATTAAATAAGTGTTTCATTAATTTGGTAGCTATAGTGTTTCCTGTTTTATCAGCACACTTGATACCCGTTTGGTTTTCGATTTCAAGGGTTGCTACTGTAGCAATGTTACTATGCCAACCATAAGCAAAATTTGGGTCATTCTTGAACGCTTCGATTAATATACCTAACGCAACTTCTACGGTGTTTATGTTTGGTTCGTTAAGTCTTTGCGGTTGGTCAGCCCATTTGCCGTTTTTAAATATCCACACATAATCATCTTCATATTTCACACTTAAACTTTCATCAACACAAATGAAAACCGTATCATCAAATAAAGCTTCAGGATTCTTCGATAGACCATCTTCACCCTGTACAGGCATTAACCATGTAGCCATCTTAAAAACCCACCCTATCGTCTATCAATTCATCAAACGGTGTACCGTAATCAATATTCTCTTTCCAAACTTCGGAAAACTGTTGAACATTAAGTGTTCTAACATATTCATAACGCGAATTCACGATGTCGAATTCCTTT